AACGTCTGCCCCGGCTGCAATCAGCCCGACGACCTCCTTCCACGCCCTTGTCCTTGGCAATAGTCCAAGCCGAACATGCCCCATCCAGGATTCCCCTTGTTGATATCAGCGCATCGCGGTCAGTCATTGCGCTTCACGACCACGATGCTCCGCGCTTTCTTTTCTTCTTTCCTCAAATACCCCTTGCGTACCAATTGCGTGATCTGCTCGTGTGCACTGGCGTGGCTGATGCCGAGCGCCTCGGCCAATTCCTTGACGGTGGGCGGTAGGCCGGTGCTGTCGAGGAGTTGGCAGATCACAGTCAGTGTTCTTGCCTGCGGTTCCGTAATGCCTTCGGTCCTTTTTTTGCTCATGGCATCGCTCCAGGCCAACAGTTCAAATATATGACCTGATAAACATCAGGTCAATGGAGGCGACCCGGCACAGACATCCTTTGGCATCTATCAGGGCGGCGTCAGACCGCTTCGAGTCGTTCTGATCCTTCGCTCATCCGTGTTGTAGCCCGCCCAAACGGGATACTCCGACCGCCTTGCGCGCCTATTCTCTGTGACGGTCTGACAACTTTACTGGCTACCGAAATGATCGTCGAACAAACACTCCCTGAATTGATGTCGCCACGCCAAAGGGCGTGCGAAGCCGCAGAAATCATCGCGGCCGCCATTGCGCGATTGCATTCCACTCGTCCCCAAGAACGCGAGATTCCACTTGGCTTCTCGGCACCCGAGCGCGTTCATACAAACCCGTCTACAGAAGGAGTTTGCAAATGAACGTATCGACAGCCGCCCCATCCTTGGCGGCACAAATCGCCAACCTACCAAAATTGGCAATGACCGATCTCTGGGATATCTGGGACAAGTATTTCCCGCGCCGTCCGCCGCACAACAACCGCGCCTACGTCGAAGGCCGGGTTGCCTACAAGATCCAGGAAGAAGCCCTTGGTACCAAGCTGGTCGTCCAGACCCAGATGGCCCGAATCGGTGAGGCCCAATCGCGGATCAAGACGCAACGCGGCGTCGAAGTCCAAGTCGTGCCCGGCACGGTGCTGGTGCGCGAATTCGACCGCCGTGAGCACCGCGTCACGGCGCAGGCCGACGGCACCTTTGAATACGAGGGTCGCCGCTACAAAAGCTTGTCCGCCGTCGCCCGTCACATCACCGGCACCCAGTGGTCGGGCCCGCTGTTTTTCGGGATCACCAAAAACAAACAAAAGCGAGGTGCCAAATGAACGCCGTCGTGACCAAAAAGCGCTGCGCCGTCTACACCCGCGTCTCGACGGACGAACGCCTCGATCAATCTTTCAATTCGCTGGATGCCCAACGCGAGGCAGGCCAAGCCTATATCGTCAGCCAGCGCGCTGAGGGCTGGTTGCCGGTGGGCGATGACTACGACGATGGTGGCTACTCGGGCGGCAACATGGAACGCCCGGCTTTGAAACGCCTGATGGCGGACATCATTGCCGACCAGATTGACATCGTGATCATCTACAAGATCGACCGCCTGACGCGCAGCCTGACCGACTTTGCCAAGCTGGTGGAGGTGTTCGAACGGCACAAGGTGTCGTTCGTGTCGGTGACCCAGCAGTTCAACACCACCACGTCGATGGGCAGGCTGATGCTCAACATCCTGTTGTCCTTCGCCCAGTTCGAGCGCGAGGTCACGGGCGAACGCATCCGCGACAAGATCGCCGCCAGCAAACGCAAGGGCCTGTGGATGGGGGGCTACACGCCACTGGGCTACGAGGTCAAAGACCGCAAGCTGGTCATCGAGGAGAAGGACGCCGCAACCATTCGGCGCATCTTCACCCGATTTACGGAAATCCAGTCGATCACGGACATCGTTCGGGAACTGTCCCTGGAAGGGATCACCACCAAGCCCAACCGCCTGAAGGACGGCAGCACGCGCAATGGCACGCCGATGGATAAAAAGTACATCTCCAAACTCCTGCGCAACCCCATCTACATCGGTGAGATTCGCCACAAAGATGCCGTGTTTGCTGGCCAGCACGAGCCAATCATCACGCGCCAGTTGTGGGATCGGGTGCAAGCCATCCTCGGCGAGGATGCTCACCAGCGCATGGGCAAAACCCAGACCCGGCACAAGACCGATGCCTTGCTGCGCGGGCTGATGTATGGGCCCGACGGTGGCAAGTACCACATCACCTACAGCAAGAAGCCCTCGGGCAAGAAGTACCGCTACTACATCCCCAAGGCGGACAACCGGTACGGCTACCGCAGCAGCGCCACCGGGATGATTCCTGCCGACCAGATCGAGGAGGTGGTGGTGAACCTGCTGGCTGGCGCGCTCCAGTCCCCCGAAAGCATCCAGGGTGTCTGGAACACCGTGCGCCGCCAATATCCGGAGATCGACGAGCCGACCACCGTGCTGGCCATGCGTCGCATCGGTGAAGTTTGGAAGCAACTGTTCCCCGCTGAGCAGGTGCGGCTGGTGCACCTGCTGATCGAACGCGTCCAGCTTCTTTCCGATGGCGTCGACATCGTCTGGCGCGAGTCCGGCTGGCGGGAGCTGGCCGGGGAGCTGCGGCCGGACAGCATCGGCGGAGAAATGCTGGACATGGAGGTGGCGGCATGAACCGATCGTCCAAGATGCTGGTGGGTGATGGAAAACCCCACGAACGCCGCCATCCACTGGAAGGCGGTGGTGTGCGGATCACGACCTTTGTGCCTTTTCACTTCAAGAAGCGCGGCATCAAGAAGGTGATCGTCGCCCCGGACGGAGTCAGCCAGCCTGTTGCAGTAACTGAAACACCGGTGCTGAACCCTGAACAGGATCGACCGCTGCTCAAGGCGCTGGGGCGTGGCATCTATTGGCAGCAACTGATCGATAGCGGCGCGGTGGCCAGCGGTACCGAGATCGCCGAGCGCGAGGGTATCCATCAATCCACGGTCAATACCTTTCTGCGCCTGGCGCTTCTCTCCCCCGACATTGTCCAGGCGGCCTACGAAGGACGGCTGCCCCGGGCCGTGTCGCTGGAGTCCATCTGGCGGGCCACGGTGCCTTTGGACTGGAATGAGCAACGCCGGTTGATTGCGTCACTCGGGTAGCGGGGGGACACGCAAAAAAAGTTTCCGCTACGCCAAAAGTAGCTGTTGCTACGCCGGATGTAGCGCCTTCCCCGATGAAGGCGTGATCGGCGTCAACGGCTGGTACAGGACTGGCCACCGGTCGCGCCCCAATCCCTGAACGGGAAGGAGCACGGCAATGGCCTATTCAATGGCACTGTCAGGAGGCTTCGGTGGCACACCGGGCCTCAATTCCGGCGTCGGATTCACTTCGACGCCCACCCCTGAATCCGCAGCGCTGTCCCAACGGCGGTTCCTCAGCGAGGTCGAACTCGCCAGTCGCTGGGGCATGTCCCCCAAGACGCTCACGCGCTGGCGCGGTATGGGCCGGGGCCCTGTCTTCAACAAGTTTTCGAAGAAGGTGGCCTATCCCCTCGATGGCAAGAACGGCGTGCTCGATTACGAGAAGCGCCACGTCTATGCCTCGACATCCGAACGCGTGCCGGTGTGAGGAGATGGCCATGAAAGAACTGTCCATTTACCCCGCTGACCTCGCAAGCATGTCCGTCGCTCAACTGGCGGCAGCACCAATCCAGGACTTCTTGGATGCCGAACGCAATGTCGATGAAGCCATCGCTTATCTCAAGCCGCTGCGCACCAAGCTGGATGCCGCCAAGGTGCTGCGATTTGGCGAACAGGCACGCGCCGCACTGCGCGACGCCGGTCGTGACTTCGGCACCGCCCACGTCAACGACGGCACACTGCATGTCAAGTATGAGCTCCCCAAGAAGGTGACCTGGAGCCAGACCATCCTCAAGGAGATGGCCCAGCGCATCCTTGCCTCGGGCGACAAGGTCGAGGACTACATCGACATCAAGCTGTCGGTGTCCGAGTCCCGCTACACCAACTGGCCCACGTCGATGCAGCAGCAGTTCGCCGCCGCGCGCACGGTCGAAGAAGGCAAGCCGGTCATCACCCTGACGCTCGATGGGGGTGCTGCATGAACAAGCTCCCCATTGTGTCCGCCATCGAGCGGATGGCCGAGCGCAAGGGCGTGAAGCTGCTGATGCTGGGCAAATCTGGCATCGGCAAGACATCCCGGCTCAAAGACCTGGATCCCGCCACCACCTTGTTCCTCGATGGCGAAGCAGGTGACTTGGCGGTGGTCGATTGGCCGGGTGACACCATCCGCCTGACATCCTGGCCCGATAGCCGCGACCTTTTCGTATTTCTCGCGGGCCCGGACAAGTCCCTGCCACCGGAGAGCGCGTTCTCGCAGGCGCATTACGACCA